GTCGTTCTTCTCTCCCCACTGGTTTTCGGACCGGTTTCGGGGCACATTTTTGAGCATAACCCATGAGGGGAGCGGTCGTTGTCTGACTTGTCGCTTCCTGAGGTTGTTGCTATTGGTGATCGTCGCGGTTCGTTGGTGGCGTTGCGTGATTTTCTTGCGTCTCAGTTGCTTACTGCTGAGCGTGATGTTCCTGCTTTGGTCCGTCAGCTCACGAATGTGTTGAACGAGATTGAGGCTATTCCTGCCCCTGACGTGGAATCGAAACTTGATGACCTTGAATCTAAGCGTGCTGCGAGGCGAGCAGCGGCCTCGGGTTAGTCATGTGCCGTCGTTTGTTTCGTCGGCTGGTGTTGAGGCTGTCGAGTTGGCTGCGTCTGCCGGTTTGATCCTCGATGATTGGCAGCAGTTTGCGTTGCATTCTGCGCTTGGTGAGCGTGGTGATGGTCGCTGGTCGGCGTTTGAGGTTGCTGCGGTTGTGGCGCGTCAGAATGGTAAGGGTTCGATTCTTGAGGCTCGTGAACTTGCGGGCTTGTTCTTGTTTGGTGAGCAACTCATACTGCATTCCGCGCATGAGTTTAAGACGGCGAGTGAGGCTTTTCTTCGCATCAAGTCGTTGATTGATAACACTGATGATTTGCGTAAGCGTGTGTCCAAGATCCGTACATCGCATGGCGATGAGGGCATCGAGTTGATTAACGGTCAGCGGTTGCGGTTTGTTGCGCGGTCGTCTGGTTCTGGTCGTGGTTTTACGGGTGATTGCATCATCTTGGATGAGGCGTATGCGTTGCCGCAGGCTGCGGTTGGTGCGTTGTTGCCGGTTCTTTCGTCTCGCCCTAATCCGCAGCTTTGGTATACGAGCAGTGCGGGGCATTCGAATAGTGAAGTGCTGCGGGCGGTGCGTGATCGTGGTGTGAAGGGTGAGGATCCTTCGTTGTGTTATTTGGAGTGGTCTGCTGATCCTCGGTTGTCTTCGGATGATCGCAGTGGTTGGGCGCAGGCTAATCCGGCTCTTGGTATTCGTATCAGCGAGGAGCATGTGGCTCGCGAGTTTAATGCGATGCCGGAGCGTGAGTTTGTGCGTGAGCGTCTTGGTATTTGGGATGAGGGCGCGGGTGAGGATTCTGCGTTGAATCTTGAGGCGTGGGCGCGTTTGTTTGATGCGTCGTCGCGTCCGATTGATCCGGTGTCGTTTGGTCTTGACGTGTCGCCTGATGGTGTGGCGTCGGTGTCGTCGTGTGGTGTGCGTGCTGATGGTTTGTTGCATGTTGAGGTTGTTGATAATCGTCCTGGTACTTCGTGGGTGGTTGATCGTTTGTCTGAGTTGTCGCGGCGTTGGTCGCCTTCGACGATTGTGTTGGATGTTGGGTCGGCTGCGGGTGCGTTGTTGCCTGATCTTGAGCGTGTGGGTCTTGCGTTGACGAAGATTAGTGGCCGTGAGATGGCTCAGTCGTCGGTTGCGTTTGCTTCGTTGATCAATAACGAGCAGGTGCGGCATCTTGATCAAGCGCATTTGAATGCTGCGGTTGCTGCGGCGAAGCGTAGGAATCTTGGGGATTTGTGGGCGTTTGGTCGCCGTGGTTCGTTTGTTGATATTTCACCGCTTGTTTCTTGTTCTCTTGCTGCTTGGGGTTTCGCGCAGAATGCGGGCCGTGAGCCTCAGGTTATTGATATTTGGGCTATGGAGGGCGAGTAGATGCGGTTGTTTTCGCGTGATTCGTTGACTTCGGTGCTTGAACTGGTGGGCGGCTTGTGTGTCGCGGCTGGTTCTTTTCTTCTTTTCGGTCTTGGCGTGGCACTTGTTGTTGTTGGTGTTGGCGCGATTGTTGCGGGTTATCTCGCGTCTGGTGGTGCTGAATGAGTTTCATTCGTCGCGGTATTGAGGCTCGCGCTGGTGTGAACTATTTCGCTAACACTTACAACCCTTTGAATACTTTGTATGGGCAGACTTCGCTGTTTTCGACTGCTGGTGAGCGTGTTGATGAGGTCACAGCTCTTGGTATCGCGACGGTGTTGTCGAGTGTTTCTTTGCTTGCTGACACGGTTGCGTCGATGCCGTTGGTTGCTACGTCGTTGCAGGGTGATGGTTCGCGTGTGCGGGTGGATTTGCCGTTGATTCTTGCGGATCCGTCTCCTGGTGAGACGAACCGTTTCGAGTTTGTGCATACGATGATGGTGTCGCTTGCGTTGCACGGTAACGCGTATGCGCATGTTGCTCGTGATCGTCGCGGTGCGCCTGTGGGCATGTTGCCTTTGCATCCGTACCAGATGAATGTGATGCCGGGGAAGGATTACAACTCTCGGGCGTATTTGCATCTTGGTAATCCGATTCCTAGCGATGAAATGTTGCATACGCGTTGGTTTACGCCTCCGCAGTCGCTGGTTGGTATCTCGCCGTTGTTGCAGCAGCGCACGATGCTTGGTCTTGCCTTGGCTGTCGATAAGTACGTCAGCCAGTGGTACGGCGAGGGGGCGACTCCGAGCGGTGTGTTGTCCACAGATAAGCCTCTAACGACTGAGGCGATGCGTAATCTTCGTGAGTCTTGGGAAGCATCGCAGCGTAAACATCGTCGTCCTGCGGTCCTTACAGACGGTTTGAAGTGGCAGCCGATTACGGCGTCCGCTGTTGACATGGATTTTGTCGCGGTTCGTCAAGAGATCCAGTCTGAGTGTGCACGCATTTTCCGTATTCCTCCTTACCTCCTCGGGTTGAAGGGTGACGGGCAGACGTATTCGAATAATGAAGCTGCTTCGTTGAATTTCTTGATTCACACGATTCAGCCGTGGTTGACTCGTTTGGAGATCGCGTTTTCTACGCTGCTGCCTGATGGTGTGGATGTGCATTTCGATTCGTCTTCACTTCTTCGCCTTGATGCGTTGACTGCGGCGAATGTTGACCGTATTCGGATCTCGTCTGGTACTCGTACCGCGAATGAGGCTCGTGTTGCTCGTGGCGAGAATCCGTATGACGGTGGCGATGAGTTTATTCAGGTGTTCCAAGGGGCGTCGGTTGATCCTGCGCCGTTGACGGATCCTGTGGCGGTGTCGAATGGCTGAAACTTTTAGGCCGCCGAAGGCGGTTCTTGCTGAAACTGATCTCCCTGCTTCGTTAACTGCCGTCGAGGTTGCTGAGTTGCGTGACCGAACTGGTGCGACTGGTGCGTGGGCGCAGCGGATTGCCGCTGGTTTTGAGTCGCGCACTCTAATTTTCAAGGAGCAAAGCATGGAGAGTCGTGACGATTTGGCGGTTGTTGAACCCGCCGACGTTGATGTTGATTGTGTCCCTGAGTTGATTGCTAGCGTCTATGCGGCACTTGCTGAACTCATTGAGGCAGTTACACCGTCTGAAGTTGAAGACCCGTCAGAGGACGTTACAGAGCCGATTGAGATGAACAGTGTTGATGCTGTTGCTGAGGTTCGGCGTTCGGCGATTGCTACAGCTGAGAAACGCAATATCACTGCTGAGTTGCGTACGGAAGTTCGTGCTGATGGTTCGGTTGCTATTCGTGGTTACGCGGCTGTGTTCAATCGTGAGGCTGACGGTTTGCCGTTCAGGGAAATGATTAAGCCAGGAGCGTTTGCTCGTTCGCTGGATAACGGCGACGAGTGTTACTTGTTGGTGAATCACAACACGGACGAGTTGCCTCTTGCTCGACGTAATTCGGGAACGTTGACGTTGTCTGAGGATGAGACGGGCCTGCTTATGGAGGCTGTTCTTGATCCTACGAATCCTCGCGCCGCTGAAGTTATTAGCGTCCTGACTCGTGGTGACGCTTCGGAAATGTCGTTCGCGTTCACTGTTGCTCCTGATGGTCAAACCCGGACGAAGGATGGTTTGCGTGAATTGCGTGAACTGAACTTGTTCGAGGTGAGTATCTGTACTTGGGGCGCGTATTCGGACACTTCGGTCGGGTTGCGTTCTGTCGATTCTGCGGACGATCTCGATTCGCGTTGGCTTGCGAAGAAGTGGCAAGCGAAGCGTGACGGTTTGTTGAAGTAGTTCGACCTTTTGTCTACCTGCATTTGCAGGTTTTACCCGTGGCGCATTTGCCCTGCCGGTTTCTTTTATACCTAAACGATTGGGGTTTTGGCATGTCTATGCTAGAAACTTTCCGTGAGCAGCGCGACGCTGCTGACTTAACCCTTCGTGGAATTCTTTCCGGTGAAGCATCTGAGG